TTCGGTCTACAAAAATAGATACTCGTTCTGCTTTTTTAAAACCACAACCCTGAGCATAAGCTGAAAGTTGCATACCATGTTCATCATAAACTAATTTAGCAGGGTCTTTACCTTCTAAATTATCTTTAGTTTTAAAGTCAATAAATATTCCTGATTTAGAATACAAATCAACTTTACCACCATAGCCTTGTGTAGCACAAAAAGAATCTTCTGCTACCCAATCTTCATTAGGAAAAGTTTCATCTAACCATTTTTTAATAATTTTATATGGCTTAGTTTTTTCTTTACCTAAGAAACCTCTTTCAATCATGCCATGTATTTTAGTGCCTTGTTCGGCAGCTTCAATACTAATTTTTTTAGAGTCGTGTTTACACCTAGAAGAAAACTCATCAAGCGATTCGTTCTCGTATCTTTCTAAAGATAGTGCTGAGTTTAGAGCCTGATTTATTTTCCAGTTCTCTAAAGAGGGTTTAGCTATCATACCAATAATAGTTGTGACAGAAGGTACTAAACCTAATGTTTTAGCATCTCTTAATGTGGTATTTCTTTCCCTACCATTCGCACCAATAATAGTGTACATCGGTTCTCCTTTTTGAGTATACCAATGACCTGATTCAGACGTGAACTTATTATAGTTGTCTGGTTTGATTAAGTCAAACTCTTCTTCGTTTTTATTACTTTTTGGTATCATCATCTAACTCCTTAAATGCTTTTATTACATCTGTTGAAAATAATTTAGGTAGATTAACTAAGAACATTCTACTAGCCTTGTGGTCGCCACCGCTTACAGTTTTAAAAGTATCTAGTTTATCTACAATTTTTTTAAGTACATCAGTTTTAAAAACTAAAGTACAGTATTCTTCATCACCAATACAAAGGTTGTGAAACCAATAATCTGCCTCCGTAGCACGAATGCCAGAGGGTTTACCCCACGATTCATACTCAATACAAATGTTATTAGTTCCTGCCCATGTATCTCTTTCGGATTTAACCTCAATCTTTTTATTCGTTAACATCTCTGCGATTCTATCTTCTCTGATAGAGCCATATTGTAAATCAAGGTCAAACTTCTTTCTATCTTTCTTAGTGGGTTTCACTCCAGTTCCCTCCTAACTTGTACTCGCCAGTCAAAGCACATCTCATGCCTAACTGTTTTCCTGCTTCTTCAATACATTCAACACCCATAATACCAGTAAATTCTGCTATGTCTTCTTTAACTTGCATCTGCCATTCATCGTGAATGTTAGCAACAAACTTAGCATCAAGTGTATTTAGTTTTATTTTATTATCAAAGATACACATAGCTTTTTTCATGGCTATCGCACCTCCACCCTGTAGTAAAGTATTTAAAGCAGCATGTTCATGTCTGACATAAATCTTTCTACCGTCTAAACCTTTTAAGAATCCTCTTCTCGAAGCTTCTCGAACTCTGTTCGTAAGAGTTTCAAGTGATGGCAAGTTGGTAAGAAAACGCTTTCTAAGTCGCTTACCATCTTCTCTTTTTCCTCCAACCACTGTTCCAAGCTTTTCATCTCCAGCTCCGTAGATAAGTGCATAGATGAAAGTTTTTGCTTTATCTCTAGATTCAAGTCCTGCAAGTTCTTGATTTGTTTTGTGTATATCGCCATTAATAACCTCGTCAATATATTCTTCGTCATTCATGTAGTGGGCTAACATTCTAAGTTCTAATCCACTAGCATCAATACCTAATAGTTTATAACCTTCGGGCACAATCCAACAAGCACGACAGTCTTCTCCATACGGACTATAAACTCCCGGGATTTGAGCCATGTTAGGATTTCTATGAGTCATCCTACCAGTAATCGTACCGTTAGGTATTACTTTACCATGCACTCTTTCGCCTTGTAGTTCATCTATCCATGAGGAGATTTGAGCTATACGCTTTTGTAATAATAAAAACTCGGCAATGAGCCGAGCTTCTTGGATGTGTTCTATCTTTTTAAGTGTACCTTCATCAACTATAGGTTGACCCGTAGGTGTAAATCTTTCGGGTTTCCACCCAAAGTCTACTAAGTATTCGCCAATCTGTTTGCGACTGCCAAGATTAAACTCTTGCAGTTTCTTTCTCATAAATGAGTCATAGTTTTTAGTAGTTAAACACTTTTCATATTCTTCATCGGTCATGCCACGTTTAGATAACGTGCCGTCTTTCTTTATGTAGGGTGTGACAAGTTTATCATCGACCCACTTAGGTTTAAATGTTCGTTGTACTTCATCTTCTACTTCTACCATTCTAGATTTTAACTGTGCTAAAAGCATGGTAGCTTTTTCTAAATCAAATAGAAACCCAGTCTTTTCTTGCTGATTTATTATATTAGCGACTTGAGTTTCTAACTCAATACTTTCTTGACTAAAGCCTACTCCTTCTTTAAGTAAAGCGTAATAAACTTTTTCGTTAAGTAATACATCTTGTTCACAATACTCAAGCATCTGTGGTGTATAACTATCAAAGTCATCAGGTTGTTCTTGTTTGTGAAAGTTAATTCTGTACCCCCAAGTTTTTAAACTGTGTCCATTTTCTCTAACGGGTTGAAATAATCTAGACATAACTAAAGTATCAACGACTTTAGCATTTAACTTAACATCCATTATTTTTTCTATAGCAGGAATATCGTAGCCAATAATATTATGTCCAATCAAAACATCAGCACTTTGTAAATACTCAACTCCATCAAGTAATTGATTAGGATTAAAAGTACGGCAAGTACCTTCATCTAAATCTTTAGCAACAATACACCAAATCTTAGTAGGATTTAATCCATCTGCTTCAATATCAAAAACCAATTTCTTCATTGTCAAATGTGTCCTCCGCATGTACTTCAAATAATCTACCAGTTTCAGTATTATACTGTAAGGCACAAGCTAATCCAGTATCTCCAGTATATCTAGACTTCAATACTCTAACCTTAGTAGTGTTAGCTTCTTTAGGGTCAGTAGCTTGTTGATTTCTTTCTAAAGCAATAACACAATCAGAAAGTTGTGCTATGCCTTGTGAACCTTTAAGATGACTCAATGATACAGTCACACCTTTTTCGTGTCCTCTGTCGCCTGTAGCTCGTCTTAAATGCGATACGAGAATCAAGCCGACATTAGTTTCTTCAACTAAACTACGCAATCTATTCATTAAGTTATCAATACCTCTTCGTTCATCGCCTTCGGTTAAGACATTGACAAGCATATGCAAGTGGTCAACCACGACCCATTTACACTCGCAACCTACAATCATGTATCGTAGTTTCGCAAATATCTCATCAATGTCTGTCGCACCCAAATGTGAATGAATGAATACTCTATTCTTCTGTATTACCTTATCGAACAAAGCATTTAAATCTTCTTCGGAATAACTATCTCGTTTCTCATTGAGATATAGTCTATCGTTTGCTTCAATGGATATTAAACCATCTGCAGTTCTTACCCAATTTTCTTCAAGAGCAATAATACCTACATTATCTTTAGTAGTTTTAATTAGCCAATGCTCAAGCTCTCTAGTGACTGAAGACTTACCGAGTCCAGTTCCACCAGTAAGAGTCACTAACTCACCTCGTCTTAATCCATATAGTTTCTTATTAAGTCCTTCCCAAGGATAAGCAATACTTTCTTTTACTTCTCGATTAAGCCAGTCATCTTTTTTACTAGACAATTCCATAATACCTGATGGTGTATAAGTCTTAGCTTCCCACCAAGCTTTAGTAAAGCCTTGAAATTCTTTTTGTTTAAGCATATCATTAGCATCTTTATAGCCATTGGGTAATGTCATTATCTTTACCTTTCCGGGTTTTAAGATACGAGCAACATTTCGTGAAGCTTCTCTACCTGCCTTGTCATTATCAAAACAAAGCACAACATTATCAAAGCTTTCGACAAACTCTATGCTTTCTCTAATGTCTTTTACTGCCCCTGCAGCACCTCGTTTAAGAGATACGACTGCCCACTTACCTTGAAAGAGTTCGTCTACTGCCATAGCATCGCACTCGCCTTCAGTAATAGTTAGATATTTACCTCCAGTATTTCTATATAACTGTTCGCCAAATAATCCAGTACCTTCAAATGTACCTTTAGTCGCAAAGTTTTTATCTGCAACAAATCTTGTTTTAGTTATGGCTACTTCATTGCCATTAAAGTATGGATATATATGTTGCGTTATATCTCCATTCCTATTTTTAATAACACGAACTCCAAACTTTTTAGCTGTCTCTTCAGAGATGCCTCTGTCTGTAAGTTCGCCATAGATTCCAGTATAGGATTCTAAAAATGTATTGGTTGGTTTCTGTGTTGTTTCCACTATTCTGCCCTCACTTGCAGTTTCATAATCGGTAAAAAATGTTGAACAACTAAAGCAATAAGCCGAGTTGTCTGCATTGATTGATACGGGGTCAGAGCCACCGCACTTAGGACAAGGTTGCCTATGCTTTACGAATTTACTTTTGTCTTGATTCAATTCTATCTCCATAAGATAGCTAGACTAGGGATAAATATAGAGGTCCAAAAAACCCTAGCCTAGCTAAAATTGTTATTAACTGTCTTGTGCTTCAGTATCTGATGGTACTTCTTTTGTTTCAGATTCCTCTACTTTAACACCAGACTTATCAGCATTAACTACCTCTACAATTCTAGTAGAGAAATAATTAATAGCACCTTGAGTTTCTTCAAGGTCTAAAGTCTGTGCAGCTTTCTTTTGATTTAGCCTTTGCAATCTGCCAAAGATTTGTTGACCTTCTTCAGGTAAATCTTCAACATAAACATTAACATCATCAATGGTAATGTAAGGTTTTTGTTCTTGTCCTTCCATTAAAACTCCTCGCCATCAGCTAATAATTCAGCACCATCAGCGTTCTTATATTCAACAAGGTCTACAACTTGTACAGCTTGTAAGTCAAGTCCTATATAAGGACCAAATTTACCCTCACCACTATACTCATTGTATTGAACTCTAACCTTAGAGCCATTACCAACAGCAACATTTATTTCTTGCTTGTCTTTATCTAAAAGTCTAGGTGCAGGTCTGGTTATTCCATTAGGACCATGTACCTTTCTTTTGATAACTAAAGCAGGACCTTCATCATGCTGTTTTACTTTATGACCCCTTGAAGCAAAGTCATTCGCAATCTTTTCATCAACAATTAAGTCGATAGTATAGACTGGCTCAAACTTTGTGTTTGGAGTCGTTATACTTGCCCATTTTACTGAGCCTTCTAATATAGCCATAGTGTATTACCTCCGTTTAGCTTATTAAAATTCTGTGAGAGTTTTGAGCCAACCACTCTCTGAGTTGTGGATAGTACCAAATCAAGCAACTTAAATGGAGATAGAGAGGGCTTCTTGATTACTCGTTCCTTTAATCTATCCATTGTTAATTTGTTAGTTGTACTTTAAAGAATAACATTCTTGTTGTCAAGCATTATCTTTAGTGTCCTCTTCTTTTAATTTTAAAGTTCCTAATTTTATAAATTCATTTAACTGATAGTTAACTAATCTTTCATAAGATTTCGGTTGATATTTTTTTAAACGTTCAAAAGTTATTTTATATTTTTCATAGTCTATTAATTGTTCGGGATTAATTTTTTTCATCTGCCTTGTCCTCGATATTTAGTTTTTTGTTGTCTACGTTTATGTTTGTTCATGTGTTTAGTAGATTTTTTAATCTTCCTGCTACGACCTGCCATGCCCTGAGAAGTTGCCTTCTTGACATGTTTAATTAAGACTGTTTCTTTTCTCTGTGCCATCTAATTTATATAGTTCCTCAACAATTAAGTGTTCATCTTTAATATTACTTCTTGCTTCTTTCAAAGCTTTGTAATCTCCTTCGAAAAGAAATTTCTCTTCTGTTGTTTCGTTAGAAACAGAAATAATATCTGTAACTCCTTTCATACAAATAAGATTATCAAACGCTTCTAATACAGAATAAGCGTAAGTTTTTATTTCATCTTCCTCTTCACCTAGCATAACTTTACATATATATGTTTGCATCTTTTATTTCCTCTTTTAATTGATTATAGTTTTTAATATTTGGATTGCGTTTTAATTTTTTTAGCAACCATTTATCTGTCATAAAAGACAAATTCGTTCTTCCAGTAGTATGTACATGGGTTTCTTTAGGTAACATACTATCAACATTGTCGAGGGTAATTTTATTTCCCTCTTCTTTTGTCATCATGGATTTAAGCCATTGTATTTGAATTAACTTAACTCGTTTTTTTAGTTCTTTAACTTTTTTCTTGTTCAATTTCTATTACTCCATCATCAAACATATCTTGAAGAAATGTTCTAGCATTGTCTAAAATAACTGTTTTGACATAATCTTTATCCTCTGCCTCAACAGTCACGGTTTTTAATTTACCAATATAAATTATGAACTTCATATTCTTTCCTCTGGATAATAAACTTCCATGTAGATTTTTTCTACTGCATCTTTATATTCTATAATAGTCATAGATGTAATTGGTAGTTCTTTGACCAACGCTTTAAAATGATAAATTCTGTTATCAATTTTATTAACACTTAGATAATTTTTATTGTCCATATTTAACCTCTATTTATTCTTTCTGAATTTACACATACAAAAGTTTCTACTTTAGTTTGATATTCTTCCTCAATATAATTTTCCAAACCTTCATAGTTTTCTGTTAAAAAGTTTAAACAATCTAGTTCAGAATTAAATTGAAACTCAAAGACATGAATATCCTCAATTACCATAGCAACAGTAGTAATTTCAAATAAAGCTACTAATATCCAAATCATGTTAAGCCTCCAGTTCTTCTTGTAGTTCCTCAATAGTCTTAGGAATATTTTTATTATACCTTTTTTTGTAGAAAGATAAACCTTTATCAAGAGCTTTTCTTTTTATTTTACTTTCTGCTACATGGCTTTCCCATGTTCTAAAATCTTTTTGTCGGCAAATATCTTGCCACTTTTTGATTGAAAGTTTTCTAAAGTTTCCTTCGCTAGAAAATCTAATGTAGACCCACTTGCGACCAACAGAACGAACAGTAGCTTTGCGATAGCCACAACCTTCTCCTCTTAGTCCAGTCTTTATATCATCATGGTAAAAATAATAGTGTTCCATAATTACATCCTATAAAAATATACATCCCATCTTACTGCATTTTCTAGTGAACAGAAAGAATGTCCAGAACACCCTCCCTTAAAGTAGTTAGGATTTTTTCTACCCCACCTACCCTGACACTTAACATAATGGTTAGTAAGTCCTAACTTATTAGTGTAAGCTATTGTTTTTCTTAGCTTTTTTAATTCATCTAAGCCTTCTGATTTATCTTTATCATTAGGATTAAATACAGTAAAAGCATAACTGCTTGTGCGATATTTACTCATGCTTCCTCCTTCAAATGTCTTGTAATTAAATTTTGCATAGACTTCTCAACCTTCATAAGCTTCTGTTTTGTTTCCCATTCAGACCTATCTTTAATCTCATAGATTTCAATAGCTTCATAGTTATCATCAGCTCTTCGCCACCAATCTATGACTCTGTTTTTAAATGGGAGAATGCTATCAGTATTATCATACTCCACATGAACTGTACCTGCGATATAATCTTCGGCTACAGTTATGCCTTTGTCTATTAATTTAACTTCCACTCTTTACCTCCTTTAGTTGTGAAAAATTCTTCGAGTTCTTTTTGTTCTTCCTCAGTTGGTTTGAAGTGAGGATTTAAAAAATACTCTTGCAATAATGTACCTTTTTTATAGCCTTCATTTACTTCCTCCTTTAATTTAATTAACTCTACATCATCATAACCTTTAAAAAGGTATTCTTCATAATGTGCTTGTGCTTCTTCGTATGTATTGAAATAGTAATCATCACGTTCAACCCATACAACATATTTATAGGCTTCCATTTACTTCCTCCTCGTCTATTGAAAGCCAATCTTTATCATAAAAGCCTTCTCGGTCTGCCCATTTCCAATCAGTGCTATCTCCAGTACCACCATCTTCTTCGATAACAGTACCATCTTTTAAAGTAATAAATAGTTTTACCCATTTACCTACTTCCATGTTAGCAATATCTTCGATTTTAAAATCGTATCTCTCAGCAATATCTTCAATATCCCAAGTGATAGCAGTGTTATACATTGCTTCTACATATCTAACTTTAGTCATGCGTGTCTCCTCTTTATTTTATTCCATGCTTTTTGAAGTTCGTCTTTCATTTTTTCATCATCAGACCACTCCATTTCACAAGTTATTAATTCATCTACAATCGCTATTGCTTCTTTCATTTTCATGTTTTACCTCAAATTATTTTTAACTATATGCCAACACTTGGCGACATATTCTCCACCTTCTTTATCAGCTTCGCCTTCATACTTTTCAAGAATGATTTTAATGACTTCATCAATACAATCTTTAGCTTCCGATACTGACTTAGGGCTTTCATATACTTCGTACTCTGCCATATTTATTTACCTCTATTTTATTTCTTTTAATTAAACTAGCTCTGATATTATCAAGAGTCTTTTCAGTCACTTTACCATTGTGTTTGACTTTCATTACTCTACTTCTGGAGACTCTTCAAATCTCTTTTGAATTACTAGATGAATTAAATCATCATGCGATAACTTATCTTCGTAAGCACTCTTATAAGTCATACCAAGTTCTTCTAACAAATCTTGTGCAGAAAAGTTAGAAGATATTACTTGCATTTCTAAATGCTCTTTGAGTCTTTCATTGTGTTCGTTAGACATTTATTTATCCTCCAATTTTTCTAAGCGTTCAATTACATCTGCCATTTCATTATTGACTAGTTCTTCTACTTGACTTTCCATATCATAGAATGTTGGTCTGTCATTTAGGTCAGCTTCATTTGAGTTAGTTAAATCATTAACAACTTCTATTTCTGCTTCGAGTCTTTCGACTTCAGTAAAGACTCTATCGTTCATATAGTCATCAAGTTTAATTAGCTTTCTTAAAAAGTCAGCTATCATTTGTTTTACATATTTCATTTTTACCTCTTTAGTTATTTAAGTTAGTTAAAATATATTCGCCATTGTTTATTTTCATTTGAGTCACACCTTTGTTCTCGCCTAAAAACATATTTCTGTAGCGACCTGTAGTAGTGGAATAATCCCAATAGTATTCATCAAGATATACTCTGCCTTCATTATGAGCTTTTTTTACTATTACAGAATTATAGCTTTGCAAATAAGTTGCATCATCAGTTTCTATTTCAAACTGATTAGCAACTGAATTACCATTATTACTCTTCATGTTTCTTACTTTTACCATTAATACCTCCATTAATTTTAATAGTTTTAGTTTTACTAGACTCAATATTCTTTTTTAAAGGTATACCTTGTCTAATTCTGTACATCATTTCCATGTGTTCTTTCATTGTCATAGTCATTTAGTTTTCTCCTTTACTACATATTCAATTTGATACATTTCACAATACTCATCTAAATCAACATCAACATTTTCATTGTAGTATTCATCTTCAGAGTATTCACTATTGGTACAAGACTCACTTTGTAAAAAATCTTTTAAGTCTTTTTTATTTTTAAAAGTCCAACCAGTCCAATTTCCACCTTGCAAATCAATTATTTCTATCATGTTTCCTCATCTTTTACTAATTTAAGTTTTGGTTTAAGTCTTCTAAGTTTTTCCTCTGCTTTTTTACTAACTTCATCTATCCTACGCATAGTCCTTGAACAACTTGCAAGATATTTGATTTCGTCTAAAACAAAGTCTAACATATCATCTTCTAAGTCTTTAAATATCTGAGCTATAGCTATCGCTTCTTCATCTTTCAATACTCTAAACTTCATGCTTCCTCCTTTTTTTTGTTAAGTTCTTCTAAAAAATCTAGCGTCTTAACTACCTCATCTAGTAAGTCTTTATTTTGAGAGTATTGTCTTAAAAACAACACTGCTTTTGCTTCGTTTTTTTTCATGCTTCCCACTCCTCTAAACGAACATGGATTTCATAACTTTTAGACTCGTCTGAAAATTTAATAACTGCATCTTCAACACATTCTGAAGGGTCGCCAAAATATTCAAATAGTTTAGTAATTTGCTCTTTAAACTCTAATGGATAAGCAGAGTCGCTAAAGTCTTGTGAAGGGCGTATTACATCTAACTCTTTGTAATCATCCCAATCTCTTTCGTTAGGGTCAGTTTCATTTCCTTCATATATATGAAAGGACACAGATATACTAAAGTCTTTCATGCTTCCTCCTTATCAATTAAAAACTCTCCAAATAAATCATTAGCAAGTTCGCTACATTTTTCTGCAAAACAATCTTGGTAATCATCAATAAAATCTTCCCATTCATCATCGGTTATTTTATTTTCTAAGTCTAAGTGTTCCTTCTTCATATATTGGTAAAGGGTATTACTTAGTTCTTGGTTTAGTTTAGGTATTTTCATTTAGTTTCCTCCTTTTTAAGTAATTATTGAAACAAATTCTTTGTTATCGTCTTGTTGCACATCATCAATCTCAAGCCATTCATCTGCAAATACAGGTTTATCATTTTCCCAATCGCACACAATAAGTTTGTCTTGCACTTGAATATCTACTATGGCTTTCGGATTACATTCTTTTAATCTTTTAATTAGTTCGTGTACTTTCATGCTTTACCTCTAAGTTCTTTCATTTCTTGTTTAAACTTTTGTATTGCTTCTCGCTTAGTGTAAAAGTAATAAACTCTTGTTTCCAAGTAGCCATTAACAATATCACATATTCGCCAAGCACCTTCTCTGTTTCTATCTATATCCATTATGCTTCCTCCTCTACTTCAAAGTTAATATTAGATAGATTTAATCTATCATTAGTTTCTTCTATTGCATCTTCATAAGTTTCAGCATCTACTTCAAACTCAAACTCGCCTTTAACTATAAATCTTTTCATGCGACCTCCTCGCTTAAACCTAAAGACTCACCAATATCTTCAATAAGTTCTTCAAGTAATTCTACAACCTTTTCATATTTAAGTGGTGTCGTGTAATCTACTCCACGAAACTCAGGAATATCTACTGAGTAGTGGTGTCTATCGTATGCCCATGTAAAGACATCTTCAACAACACTCTGTGCATATTCAAGGTCAGTAAATCTACCAAGAGTATTTAAACCTTCGGGATTAAAATAACCTAAGCATTCAGTTGCTCCATTAAGAGCATGAGAACACTCAACCAATAATTGACAAAGAGTATTTAACTCTCTGAATTTTTCTACTTTATCAATAACATTTAACATATTTACCTCCTTTGTTAACTGTTGTACCATAAGTCGAAAGCTTCTACAGTTCCGACAATATCTTCATCGCCATTTGAAAGAGCTTCAAAGATACTCTTTAAAAGATTACCATGATAAAGATTATATTTAGTCTGCTCTTTATCACTCCATTCGATAAAAGGTTTCATTACATCATCAATGTAATAACCATTAGTCTGTAAGATACCATTTCCCATGTAAGTAATCCCATAACCATTTACATATCTACGAAAATCATAAACATCTTTATCGTTTTTATGTAAGTCGATTATTTTTTTCATGTGGATTGCCACCTTAATTAAATCATCAATCAAACTACACATATCTATGTGTGCTTGATTATCAGGATTTTCCTCATTAAACTTTTTCCTTTGGTTATAAAGGTCAGTCTTTTTTACAGTTGCAAGTGTTTGCATTTCTATCTCCATTAGAATTGTTAGTTAATATTTCTCTTTCGAGGTGGCACTACTTTAGCCGAGCCACCTCCAAAAAGCAATAGGTGTAAGACTACTATAAGCGATAGCTAGTAAGGGTTGGAGAGTTATATGAAAAAAATGCCCTCACTAGCTATCTAAAAATCTGTCGGCTCTGATAATTAACAGTTCAGATTTAAAGCAATCCCGTGAATTAATTGCTACCGATTATAAAATCTGTGCCTACGCTGAGGTGTTGTTTAGCATCATATCGCATCAACCAGCGTCCTCGAGGTGCTTATAACAGCGTAGGACTTTAAATTCTGTCGGTGGTTAGTGTCCCCGAATTTAATCTAGGTTTTATAACTAACCACCTTGATAAGTTTTCAGTTGTTTTATTTATATCGGTATGAACTGTGGTTTTCAAGCCAAAAGACCGATAGCTCGTCAGCAATTAAATGCCTAAGTTAGACATTCAATATCTCTATTAATTAACATACATTAAAAAACTTACTAATATAATTAGTGGTGTCTTTGTGTATAAGTGATATTTAAATGGATTTTTCGCAACCCACATATCTATTTTATTTATCATTTATCTTCATTTATTTAAATTAATCGGTTGCCCGACTGCCCCAAAACACTAGCACGAGCTAGGCAAGGCAGTCAAGAGTATGTAAATACTAAGGTATCTTTATTCTTCCTCAACATCTACATTATTTTCTTTTAATAATAACTCTAAAGCCATATTAAATTTAGTGGACTTATCTAAGTTTTCTCCAACATCTTTTTCTATTTTATGAATATCCCCTAAAAAGTTTCTTCTAGTACTTTCATCAAGTCTATTTAAAACTTCATGGTATTGTCTATTGTTTTCTTCTGCAACAGGTGTTGTTGGATATAAGTCTCTGAGATGATAAGTTAATTTAACTAAATCATAGCCACTATCTATAAAGCGATGTTTAATTAAATACTCTTGCAACTCAAGATGAGAGCCATATTCAGCTTTATCATAATCAATTTCATCACTATTGTTCCAATAGTAATTACACTCGTCTCCTACTTTTTGTAAAATGCCATAGATAGCATTTATGTCTGATAGATTATCAAATATCAACATATTATTTTCCTCCGTTTAAAAATTAGTTTGAATGACTATCCCAGTAATCATACTGTTCGCCTATTATTTTATTTAAGTCATTATAAAATTCGTTAGCTTCTTCTCTGTCAGAACTACAAAAACCTTCAAAAGTATCTATAGTATCATACCTATCTTCATCAATATCTAAAGTATCTTTTAACTTTTTGCTAACCCATTCATCTAGTCTATTAGTAATATCCCATTCGACAAAGTATCTAATTTCTCCGTCATCACAGTATTCTTCTTTAAAACTACCTGAAGTTGTTTTAGCATCTTTCCTACCATAAAGAAAAGCTCTTTCAGTTTGTACACTCATATTTACTCCTCTAAAAGTTTTGAAATTTCTCTTTCAAGCTCACAGTCTTTGTATTCTTCAACAAAAAAATTATACTCCAACTTAGCATCATAAGAAATACATCTAAAGTCTATAAAGTCAATCCAACCATAACCTTTTACTAAATAAATAAACTTTATAAATAGTTTCCATATTTTAAAAGATAGTGCTGGATTAGACCTTGAATAGTTTTTGATAACTAAAAAGTTATATAAAGTTATCTGTGGATAATAAGTGTTCCACTTACTAGCCATAAAGTCTATGGTAATTAAATCATACCATTTAGTTTTTACAGGTGGTTTCATATCTTCTCCATTTAAGATTTATTAAAGTGAGCAGTTTTAAATCATGCTCAGGATTATATAGGGGGTTTTGCCTTTATTTTTTTCAAGTGCTTTTCGGCTTTATATTCATTTGCACTTTAAATCTTCTGTCGCAATCGACTCAGCTACCTTGCCAGAACTCCAAAGCTATGTCAACGCTATAGATTATTTTTGAAGAAAACTATTAAGTTTTTTTAAAGAACTATTAAGTTTCTTCTACTCTTTCCCCCTTGTTTCTTTTTAGAAAACTAAAAAACTTCTTTGCCTTTGAAGGCTTAAAAGTTTACCGAGAACTGTTTGGTCTTGTCAAGACTATTAATACTGCCAAGTATCTAAGATATATAAAGTCTATAACATAGTGACTTCATATTTATATCCCATATCCATTGAATTAGGGCTATCAAATTTATAAACAGTTTTCAATAAAGCAAACTTATTTCTGTTGCGATACACAATATGCTTCTCATAATTAAAGTTTTGAGCCGATTTAAAACTAAATCCCAAACTATCTAAATATTCTTTGGCTTTTTCAATAGTTGAGAAAGTTTTAATAGCTAACTGCAAACTATTTTTATAATTTTCTGCTAGTTTTTTATTAGCTCTTTTTTGTTCTGCTGATAGTTTCATAACACTCCATATTTATTTTGTTAAAGATTGACTCGAAAGTCGCCAACATTTTCTCCAGATTTCGTCCAGAAAGTCAAGCATATAACAATAATTATTACTCTCAACCAATAGTTATTACTCTCAACCAATAGTTATTACTCTCAACCAATAGTTATTACTCTCAACCAATAGTTATTACTCGCAACTTATAGTTATTACTCGCAACTTATAGTTATTACTCGCAACTTATAGTTATTACTCGCAACTTATAGTTATTAGGACAAAAATCTCTCCACTCCACTCAACTAATAGATAAGATAATTTCAAAATAAAAAAGGTACATTTCAAAAAAGGTACAATTTTAAAAAGGTACATAAAAAAAATAAAAGGTACATGAAATAAAAAAGGTACATTGAGATTTTTAGTAAAAGGTACAGGATTTTTAAGGTACTGTATAAATTTACAGTATTGACTATATTAAAAAATTCTGAGTGAGATTTTAAAAAAAGTTATTGACAAGATTTAAAAATTCTGAATGAGATTTTAAAAAGACTATTGACTGATTAAAATTTTTATGAATGGGATTTTAAAAAAAGATTGCAAATTATTTTTTATTGTGCTTTGGGTAGATTGACAAGATTATATTTTTATGAGTTGGGTTTTTTTAAAAGGGTTGTAAAGTTTTAAAAATTGTGCTAGGTGGGTATTGTAAGTAATTTTTTTTTCTATAGTATGAGAATTAGAGATAGATAAAAGCATAGTTAATAATTAAATTTATTAAACTGTCTGAAATCAAAGGGTGCGGAAATCTATTACTAGAGTTGAGGATTACTCGAACACTTGGAAAAACAAGTCTAAATAAAAACTGTTTTTTTAACTTTCAAAATATAGGTGGTTATATGGAATATATTCATATTCACTTATCTGATAATTCAGTTGCAGAGTTTACGGACGTGAGTCAAGCAATGCATTTTATTTTTGGTATGTTTTTCTCCAAAAGAGAAACACAAATCAGAATAGAGGCAAGTAATCAATCAGATAAATATAAGCTAGTGAGGTATGCAAATACTATCGCTAATTCTATTAACAAAGTCTTACCAAGTAAGGAGGGTTAAATATGGCTTTTAATAATAAAGTGGCTACAGCAAGCCAATTATGGTTTTTATCTTTTAAAGTTTCTGAAGTCTTAGCGACTGAAAAGAAAATAAAAGATGAAAAGGCAATTAATAAATTCACAAATACATACAAGCGATGGATTTATGGAATTTTAATGCACGACCTAAAAAGGTATGAAGAGGGAAAAATTAAAAAATTTCTTTCTGGCTCAGATGCAGACGACTTGATTAATGGGCGTAAAAAGTTGGCAGATAAATATCTTAAAACTTTAGATGCTTTTATCAGTCAAAAAGACTCTGAAAATGGGCATGAGTCCATAAAAGACTTTTTGCAAATTGGCTAGATAGCTGCTCTTTGAAGTACGCCGAAGCTCTTTAAAGTTCTTCGGCTACTTCTCAAGCTCTTAAAACTCTAAAAACTTTGTAAACTTGAAAGGCTCTTAATTACCAAGGGCAACACTTTCAAGGCTTACGAAGTTTTTAAAGTCTAAAGAGTGGCTATTATTAGACTGGAAAGACTGGAAAGCCTTGTAGGTGGGCAGGTGACCACCCCCCTCCCCCCATCTATCTATAGCATACTCATACAAAATCTAGTAAATTCTATGTCAACCAGATTTGCCCGTAAGTAGTTTACACTAACTTCAAAGGGGCTAGTTATTTTTAATCGGTATGGGTAGTTTTTGGGTGGGTGTTTTTGAGGTAAGTAGAACTACTTAGTTGCCCTCAATAATGACTATATGCACCCGGGGGGAGCACTAAAGTTATTATAGTGTTCAATTTGAGTTTTGTCAAGACCCTACTATAAACTTGACAAATTTATTTCCGAAGTATATACTAAGCCTATGGCAATGTTACCAACTCAGTCTAATCAGACCCAAAGAAAGCTTACTGAAAAGCAGCAATCCTTTTTGGAACACCTTGTTGAGACACAAGGAGATGCTAAAAAGGCTGCTGAGTTAGCAGGTTATACAAGTCATTATCATCATGTGGTTAAAACCCTCAAGAATGAAATACTTGAACTAACTCAGGAAATCTTGGCAAACTCTGCACCTAAAGCAGCATTTAAGCTTGTCGAGATTATGGAGTCTAATCGACCTATAGTACA